TGACCATCGAGGACATGGCAGAGGAGGTTGCGCCAACCTATGGCTGCGACGGAGCGGTTACCACTTCGATCGACCCCAACGCCAGCTCGAAGGTGACCCTCACCAATCTCTACGGTGTCAAGGCAAACCGCATTCTGGCGAGGCTGGCGGCGGGCCTGCGGGACGGGGAACTCAAAACCTATCCGCTGTTAATCAAAAAGAAAACTGGCGAGCTGCTTCTTTCTGCCGATACCGCTTGGGTGGCAAAGATGCCAAACAGCGATTTTGGAAAATCTGGAGGCACCCGCCAGTGGGTAATCTACACCGCAGAATCGGAGAGAGGTGACGTATAATGCAGGCAAATTACAGCAGACGCATGAACGGCAAAGAGGTAAGTGTCGGGGGAGAAATTTATGTTCTCTACCCCTTTCCGGCCTTCACGGCGGCGAACCTGTCCGGCGAGATTGCCGGACTGCTGCTGCCGGCGGTCGGAGCTTTGGCGCCGCTCTTTAAGGACAAAAAGCTCAGCTTGGACGATGACCTGAACAACATTGCACCGCAGCTTTCCGCCGCCTTTGCGGGTTTAAGCGGGGACAAGCTGGAAAAACTGCTCAAAAAGCTTCTTTGTTCCCAGAACATTGTCCCCAAATCTACAGGGGAGTGGTTGACCGAGGATCAGGCAGACGAAATTTTCTGCGGACAGGTTGACATGATGTATGTGCTGGCCTTCCATGTCCTCAAGGAGAACTTCGGCGGTTTTTTCGAGAGAGTCGGCAGCCTCTTTGGAGAGCGCGGCCAGGATCAGGCAGCTCCGATGACCCAGAGCGCTACGGCCATCTAGACACCTCGCAGTTTGGCGAACTGGAGCTGCGGATGTATGTGCTGATTAAAGCAGGCCTTGCCTCCAAGTGGGAGTTGGAAAACTGCTACTCACTGGACGAGGCGCTCAAACTGTATGCGCTGTATCTGCGGGACATCGACATCCAGCGTATGCAGGCTGAGGAACTGAGGAGGTGAGAGCTTGACTATACGCAATATCATGATCGCACTGGGTTTTGAGGTTGATGATAAATCTGTATCCAATGCTGAAAAAACCATCGACGGAATTAAGTCCATGGCAGCAAAAGCGCTTGGTGCGTTAGGAGTTGCCCTCTCTCTGCAAGGTCTCAACGAAATTGCGGAGGAATATGGTGCGATCAACAACCAGATCCGCAGCGCCACCGAAGGAATGGGCGAACAGGCCGAGATCCAACAGCAGATCTTAAAGGCAGCCCAAAACAGCCGCACGGCTTACGGGGATACCGCCAAATTTGTCGGTAACCTGGTGCAGTCGAACAAGGATTTGTTTGGCAGTGTCGATGAGGTCGCGCAGTATGCGGAGCTGAGCAACAAGCTCTTCCGGTCGGCCGGTAAATCGAGCGAACAGGTTGCCCAGATGCAGGAGGCACTCAACCAATCCTTTGCTCGCGGCGTTGTCGATACCGAGACGATGAGCCGCCTGCTCGAAGAATCCCCAGAAGCCATTAAGCTGCTGGAGAAAGAGGTAGGCGCCAGCAAAGAGCAATTCGAGGAAATGGCGAGTGCGGGACAGATCACCGTCGCGGACCTGAAAAACGCCATCGTCAACAACGCGGATGAGATCAACCGCGCGTTTGGCAACGTGAATATGACCGTGTCGGACGCGCTGCTCAACATCCGCAACCAGTGGGGCGTGTGGGTCGCTAAAATCAACGACCAGTACAAAATCACAGACAGGCTTTCGAGGTTATTGGTAACTATTTTTGGAAAGCTGATGAATTGGCTGGACAAGGCAGTTGCCTTTATTGATAAACTCTCCAACCAGTTGGGAGGTATCGAAAACCTGCTCAAACTGATAGCCATTGCGGCAGGGTCGATTTGGCTTGCTTTGAATGCTGGAAAAATTATGGGATTTCTGAAGGGAATACCTGCTATTTTAAAGGGAATTAGAGCTTTACTGTCCAGTATAAAGTTGACGACGGTAGCGATGGTGGCCGTGATTGCCCTGATTGCGCTGGCAATTGACGACCTGATTGCCTTTATGAACGGCGATGCCAGTGTTATTGGTACCTTTTTCGAGAAAATGGGTATCGACGCAGATGCAGCCAGAGAGAAAATAGGCGCCTTTATCAACGGAGCCAAAGAATTGCTGGGGAAGCTGATCGACTTACTCGGAAAAGGATTTTCAGCGGTCAAGGATTTCCTCGGCGACATCTGGTCACAGAATGGGGACAAGATAAAAAATATCATCGACGGTCTTATCGAGATTATCGGAAAGATCATCACCATTCTGGGAAAAGCATTCTCGGCGGCCAAAGAATTTCTCGGGAACTTCTGGGAGGCAAACGGGGACCGCATCCTGTCCGCCATCGGCAGTTTTGTAGATGGAATTTCCGGAGCCCTTTCTGGCTTGATTGAGGTTTTCGGCGGCGTCATCGATTTTATCAACAGCGTTTTTTCGGGAGACTGGGAGGGCGCATGGGAAGCAATCAAGGAAATCGGTGTAGGAATCTGGAACACCATCTCATCCTTGTGGGAAGGCTTCTGGGATGGCCTTTTTAGTATTTTTGATGGTGTCATCGACAATATCAAAAACGGATTCCAGAGCTTTGTGGATTGGCTGGCAGATAAATTCAGCTGGATTACGGATGGACTAAATAAAATCAAAGACGCGTGGAACTGGCTGAAAGACTCTCCGGTTGGAGAATTTGTCGGCAGTGTTAAAGACACGGTTTCAAACGCGCTGGATTCAGCGGGTGATTTCTTATTTGGTAATCCAGACGAGCCTAAGCCCGCGACCGTTGCTACTTCCGCCAGAGGAGGAAACCGGACGAACAATGTCAACCAAAACATCAACATCCAGAACACCTTCTGCGGCTCCGACCGAGAAATGCAGCAGAAAGGTGCGGACATGATGGGCAAAGCGGCCAATGACACCTTTGACGAGGCGGCGAAGGGATTGGCGACAGGCAGATAACGAGAGAGGAGGGAAAGAAGTTGAATTTGCAGCCGGTCAATATCGGCGGAATCGAGTGCGATGCGCTCATCCACCACGAACTTGCGATGGAAGCTGAGATCCCTGATTATCCGGTGGAGAAAGGCTATTCGGTGCAGGATACCATGATCCTCAAACCGAGGACACTGTCTCTGACGGTCATTGTCACCAATACGCCGATCACCTTCCGCTCCCATGCCTCACCTGGAAGGGTGCAGGAGGTGGCAGCTCGTTTCCAGGAGCTTTACCAGAGCAGGCAGCTCATCACTGTTACCAGTGCCAAGGGAAGTTTTCAGAATATGGGCATCACCAGTCTGTCCCTCCCTTACGATGTATCGACTAAAACCTCGCTGGAAATCCCTATCGCGCTCAAAGAGGTGCTGACGACCACTGCCCAGACCGTCACCATCCCATCTGAATATGGTCGGGGAGGAGATACCGGTACCACGGCAGGAACGGCCAACACCTCTCCCTATGGCAGCGAGACAGGAACAGCAACCAGCACAGTGGGAAACAGTACAAGCAACGGGAATTCCTCCGAAGGCGGGGGTGGAAGCCTTCCTTACAACCTCATTGAATCGATAGCCGGAGAAGGAGCGGTTGAGTCGATGGTAGGAAGCGCTGTTGATTATTTTGGAGGTGGCTCATGATTACTGTGATTCAGGTGCCAGAGTACAACGACAGCTTTTCCCGCGTGGTGTGCAGCGGAAAGGAGTACCTGATCCGTTTTAGCTACAACTATGTGGGAAATTACTGGACGTTTGGGATTTACGACGGCAACCGCAGCCCCTATGTGGCAGGGATTAAGATTATCCCAAACTCCCCGCTCAATTTCTTTTACCTTTGCCACGACCTTCCGGAGGGGTTATTCAGTGCTGTTACTGTACAGGCTCGTATTGGCAGGGAGGACTTTCAAAATGGGAATGCACAGTTTGTGTTCATCCCGCTGGCGGATTTAAAGGAGGCGGTCGTAAATGGCTAACTGGCTGCGAGCTTATCAGTTTTCGGCCGGACAGGCAGGAGCTGCCGGCTTTGCGATCACCCAGCTGCACATCAATTTTTCGGTGGAAAAAGCGGATGTTTCTTCTCCCAACACCGCGAAGATTGCTCTTTGGAACCTCAATCCGGAGCACAAGGCGGCGCTGGAAGAAAAGGACTGCATCGTTACTTTAAACGCAGGATATGAGGGAAATACCCCCATGGTGCTGACCGGCACCGTAACCAACGTTGTCACTGAGGATGATGGTGCCGACCAAAAGACGACCATCGACGTGCTGGACGGCCGCAAGGAACTGCGGGACAGCTATGTGACCTTTGAGTACCTGCAGACCACCGATTCTAAGTTGATTTTGCAGGACGCCGCCGGTCAGATGGGGCTACCGGTTACCTTCTCGCAGGGCGCGACCTTTAAACCACTGGAGAGCTACAGCTATGTCGGACTTGCCAAAAACGTCTTTGACAAAGTTTGTGCATCTAATGGGTTGACTTGGAGCATCCAAAACGGCGTGATCCAGATCACCAAAGCGAACGAGCCAATTTCCACCATCGCCCATCTCATCAGCCCGCAGACGGGTCTGATCAGAAGCCCGAAAAAACTCACCCAGTCGGAGAAAAACTCCGGCAATGCCGAGGACAACAGCTCCAAGAACAAAGCACAGGCGGGATGGGAGATCCGGTATTTTCTTAATGCCGCCATCGGCGTCAATGACCTGGTACAGTTGGAAAGTAAGGTAGCAAACGGTATTTTTCGCGTGGAATCGGTCAAGCTCGAGGGCGACAATATGTCAGGGGATTGGCTGTGTACGGCGCAGATTGTGGAGGCAGCATCATGATTCAAAAATTTGTCCAACAAATCAAAAATACCGTTCAGGAATCGCTGGACGGGGTGCATACCTGTATCCCAGGGGAGATTGTTTCTTTCGACGCGGCTAAATGTACCGCCATTGTCAAACCGACAGGGAAATTTAAGCGGCCAGATGGGCAGAAGGTGGCTTATCCGCAAATTGCGCAGGTTCCGGTTCACTTCCAGCAGAGCAGCTCGCAGGAAAGCTGCATTTGCTTCCCAGTAAAACCTGGGGACGGATGCCTGTTGCTTTTCTCGGAACAGGCGTTGGACGCCTGGCGAAGTGGAGGCGAGGATTTTCCAGACCTAAAGCATGACCTAACCAACGCCATCGCCATCATGGGAGTGTGCCGGCAGCCAAACGAATTGATGCAGGAGGCGCAGAACAAAGACGCCATTATCATCCGGCAAAAGGACTCCCGCGCGATGCTGTCCAACGACGAGGTGCTGCTAAAACGCAACGACGATCAGTTTATGCAAATGAAGGGCGGGGAAATCACGCTGCAAAACAGCGGTACTGTCCTGAAGCTGACGGGAAGCGGAGCGGACCTGATCGGAAACCTCACCGTCAGCGGACAGATCACCACGAAGGGCGATGTGATTGGCGCAGGCATCAGCCTGCAGAACCACACGCACAGCGGTGTAGAAGCGGGTGCTGGGAGTACCGGTACCCCGCAGTAAAGGAGGAAAGCATGAAAGACCTGTTGCTGGATAAAGATGGAGACCTATATCTGACCTCGAACGGGGATGTAAGCCTGACGGACAGTGTCCGCCAGGCTATTTTAATTCGCCTGCGATGGTTTTTGGGGGAGTGGATCTTCAATACCTCTTTCGGGATGCCTTACTACAGCCAGATCTTAATCAAAAATCCAAACACGGCGGTTATCGAACAGCTGTTCAGGCAGCAGATTTTAAGCGTCACCGAAGTAATCCGCATTGAAAGTTTAAGCGTGCAAATTGACAAACGTTTGCGAAAATGCCGCGTGAAATTTAAGGCCCAGACCACACAGGGCGCAATCGAAGAGGAGGTGCAGATCGATGAGCTCTAATTATGGCGTGACGCCTGCCGGCTTTGTCCCCAAAAGGATGGATACCATCTATAAGGAGGAGCACAGGGACCTGTCTGACGCCTGGGGCGTCAATACACTGGAAAATCCAGAGTCACTGCTGAACGTCATCCTGACCGGACAGGCGGACCGGCTTGCGGCGTTGTGGGAGTTGGGGCAGGAAATCTATCATAACCTGTATCCATCCAGCGCAGAAGGGGTAAGCCTTGACAACGCGGTACAGTTTGCGGGCCTGCGGCGCATCTCGGATCAGAAAACCTTTTACAATATCCTCTGCACAGGGGACGATGGCTCCGCTATCCCAAAAGGGACGATCATCTCCTCCATTACCCAGCCGCCGTTGCTGTTTTTGTGCTCGGAGGATAAGGAGATTACCCGGCAGTCCTGCAACAAGGCAAAAATCAAGATCATTTCGCTGGAAGAAAACGATGTTTACACCGTTGGAATCAATGGAGATCTGTACAGTGTCAGCAGCGGGGAGGAACCAAATGGGGAATCTATCCTGCAGGCGCTTGCAGCCAAAATTCCAGCCGAAGATTTTACCGCTACCGTGGCGGACGGAATGTTGCTGATTGAGGACAAAAACCAGCAAGGTAACAACACCCTGTTGCTGAGCGAAAACCTCACGACCGACAGTGTGTCGAGCCTCATCAATTTCGAGAGCCAGGACTACGGCAAATACCAGCTGCCAAACGAGTCGATCACCAAAATCGTCACCAACCGCACCGGTTTTCTGTCCTGCACAAACCTCATCGAGCCGGTTTTGGGCCGCACGCGGGAGACCGACGTAGAGCTGCGCCAGTCATACATCAAGCGCATCTCCGCCCACGCTGCCCGTATGACCAACTCCATCGAGTCGGCCATCTTGGATAGTGTGCAGGGCGTCATCTCGGTCAAGTGCTACGAAAACAAAACCAACCTCACAGATGCGTATGGTAGGCCGCCGCACAGCATCGAGGTGGTGGTTTCCGGCGGCTCCGACATGGAGATCGCGCAGACTATTTTGGAGCAAAAGGCCGGCGGAATCCAGACCTATGGCGCCACCAAAGTGGAGGTTCCAAGCGATGACAGCCAGCCGGTTGAGGTGTGCTTTAACCGCCCGCAGCCGGTGTACGCGTGGTTCCAGATAGTGCTAACCCCCAGCCGCAAGGAGGCAATGCCGCCAAACTATGCGGATCTGGTTAAAGAGAGCCTTGTGGAGCAGTGCGACGAGATTTTGCCGGGCAGCACACTGTATATCCAGGAGTTGTTGGGGGACATCTACCGCAGCGTCAGCGGAGTAGGATACATCGATGTCAAAACCTACTCGACCACCGATAGTGGCAAAACACCGGAGCCGGAAGAGTATGGAGAGAACAAAAACATCGTGGCCGATGTGCGGCAGCGGATCGTGGTGGAGGACAAACGGATTGAGGTGGAGCTGGGATGAGACCGTTGATCGAGGATTTTCCGTCCCAATTTAAGGGCAAGCCGAAGATCGAAGCGCTGTGTGCTTGCTTTGACCGGCAGTTTGCGGAAATTGAGCAGTGCTTCCAGCAGCTCCTGTTCCTGCTCGACATCGAAAAAGAGGAGGGGGAGCAGCTGGACAGGATTGGAGACATTGTCGTTCTCTCCCGAGCAGAGGCGGGCCTGCTCGCAGCGCAGGGCGGCGTCATCGACTTTGACGTGATCGACGACGCCCGCTACCGCAAATACCTCAAATACAAGATTTTGGCAAATACCTCCAATACCACCTACCGGGACATTATCACCGCAGTGAAGACCATCTGGGATGTCGATAAAGTAAGCTATAACGAAAACACCGACGGCCCGGCCAGCTTGACCGTATCCTTCCCGTATGAATACAAACCTGGGGAGGATATCTTTTTGCTGCCGCCTCTGGTTGCTGCCGGAGTCGGCATCAATATCCGCGCGGAAACAACCATCAACACCGATTGCTCACCGCTGCGGGCTACCGCTTTTTCGTCGGCAATCCTGCAGGGGAGGATCGGGGAGAAGAGCGTTGTCTCAGCTAGTTACCCAGTGAGCACAAAACTGGTGCCGCTGACGGTAGCCAACATCGTCTACACGGTAAAAGAAAAAGAAGGAGAGGGGAACCTATGAACGATAACCTGACGGGAACGGTCCTGCCGTCGAGCAACGGCGTTGTTGTCAAAGAGGACAATGTGGACTACTATGCCGTCGTCACCAATCTGGGGCGGGAGTTGATTGCAACCGCCCTTGCGACTAAAACCCCGCTGCGCCTGACCCATATCGTGCTGGGCGACGGCGAGGGCAACTATGTACTCCCAGATCGAGAAATGACCAGTTTGTATCGGGAAGTTTGGCGCGGGGAATGCACAGTAACGCAGGATCCAGCGAACCCAAATATGCTTAATATCCGCACCAATGTGCCGGTCGATGTGGGTGGCTGGGAGGTGCGGGAAATTGGCGTCATAGATGAAAACGAGAACCTTGTTATCATCGCCTCTGCGCCAGGCTGGCGCAAGCTGGCGGTCATCAACGGCACATCCAACCCTATGGAAATCAACATCCTGGTTACCGTCACCGACGCCAGCGCCATCGAGCTGAACATCTCCTATGACGGCATATCTGCGACGCTCAAGGACGTCGAGAACCACAACAACAGCAAGGATAGCCACAATGGCCACTTCACCGACCCGAACCTTCACTTCAACGAGCAACGCCTAACTCGCCTGCGTGCCGGCACCAATTATGAGTTGGATTGCGAGAAGGTTGGCGGTGTGTTCCAGCTGACCGGCCTGCCGGAGGACATTGTGGATGAGCGGGTGATCGTCATTTTTGAGGCCCCGGAAATCTATGAACCGGGGAACACCTGGACGGTAGACGGCGTGAGCTATACCGTCAAAACCTCCAACGGGAAACCCCTTAAATCAAATAGCTGGATAAAAGGAACTATATTGACTGTGGTTCTCGACCCTGCTGGCAAGATACTGCACTTTAGTGCCTTGGGATCTGGCGGCGGGGGAACGGTGGTCAGCGAGACGGCACCAGACGATACCGACGTCAACTGGTTCAACCCGACCAACCGCCTGATGAGCGTCTACGCCAACGGCCAGTGGCTCGCCATCGCGGGCGTCTACGGTGGTACAGTGAACGAATAAGATGCAACCAAAGAAGGAGATGGAGAATAATGCAACCGACACCGAGAAATAAGCTCTACATGACCCGGGAGGATTTCCCCAGCTACAGCGACGAGATTGCCCGCGTCTACCGCCAGCTGCACCCCAAAGAGGAGAACAAGGAGGACGACATGCTCTGTAAGGATGTGACCTTCTGTGTCACCGAGGCATGCAACCTGGCCTGCACCTACTGCTACGAGTGCCACAAGACCAGCCGCCGGATGAGCTGGGAGACGGCCAAGCAGATTGTGGACGGGCTGTTTGAGGGGGAGTTTGTGGACAACACCGCCCCAGCCATCATCCTGGACTTTATCGGCGGTGAACCATTGCTTGAAATTGAGCTCATCGATAAAACGGTCGAATATTTTAAGCGCAAGGCATTCCAGTTGCGCCATCCCTGGGCCTACTACTACATGATCTCGATTTCCACCAACGGCGTGCTCTTCGAGGACGAGCGGGTGCAGGAATTTATCCGCAAAAACTACGGCCACCTTTCCATCGGAATCAGCATCGATGGGGATAAGGCGCTGCATGACTCCTGCCGTGTTTTCCACGACGGATCGGGCAGCTATGACGTAGTGTCCAAGGCGGCAAAACATCTGCTCCAGATGTACCCGATTGCCGGCACCAAGGTCACCCTTGCGCCCGAGAATCTGCCCTATCTCACCGGCGCTATCCGGCACCTGTACAGTCTGGGCTACCGCAACATCCCGGCCAACTGCGTGTTTGAGGGCGTCTGGAAAGAGCACCACCCGCAACTGCTATATGACCAGCTCATCGAGCTGGCGGATTGGATGCTCGACAACGAAATCTACAAGGATCTGTACACCAGCCTGTTTGAGGAGCGGTTTGTGCAGAAACCATCGCAGGAGGAGTACGAGAGGCAGAAAACCACTGCTTTCTGCGGCGGCAACGGACGGATGGTGGCCTTCGCCCCGGACGGGAAGGTCTACCCGTGCCTACGGTACATGAAGCACAGCCTGAATAACCAGCCGGAGCGGCCCAT